ATCTCCAACCATTGTCTTGACAGGCTTGATCCCATATTAGTGGCTCTAACCAATCAAGTGAATCTACAACAACGGTTTTATAATCGTGATCTTCCTCTACCAAATCTTTTAGATAACCCATAGCATCTTCAAAAGATTTACATAAAGGAAACTGAGGTGCTTCAATCGTACCCATACCATCTTCTGTAAGTATGAAAATGGGTTTAGGCATTGTTGATCCGAAGGTCGTTTTACCAATACCAGCACCACCATAAACAACAAGTCTTGGCGGTTTCTGTTTTGATTTAGTTCTAATATCAGCTAGGCTCATTTGACCACCTCAACCTTTTTATCATCACCTTCTAATGCATCATCTAGCTGTTTCGCAAGATTGTTTGAATCTCTCTCAAGACTTCTTAAATCCTGTGTTAAGTGTATTGCCTGTTGATACAATTCAGAATTCATCTTGTACTGAATAGAACGATTTACACTTGATAACTCGTTCGCCAAAGGCATAGTTTTTTCATCTAAATCAGATTCAAAAACCTCTCTTTTAGAACCATCTTCTCTATTAATAGTGAATAACGGCTCTTTTTTATTATCATCGGACATTATTTTTCTCCCATATTTAATTTATAAGTTTCACAAAGACTGCGTCCATTGCAGAATTTGCAATGATCCCCAAATACATATTCAGGGTTTTCCTCAAAACAGGCTTCCGCCCGTGGTTTTAAGAAATCGTATCCCCAATTCACAAGGTTTTCTGCTGTGGTTTCCCATGTCTTGACAGCCTTTTCCTTCTTAACGCCTCGTGGTTGGACTATTGTTAATTCAATCTTGGTGTCTGTATCTCCGTATCTGGACAACGCACCAAGTCCATAAATCATTAGCTGATAATTGTTTTCAGGTTTGACAGGCCATTTACCAGACTTTAAATCAATGACACATATCTTATCTTTAGCCAAGATAATCGCATCTGCTGTTCCCCAACAACTATCTGTTATTTCATCTATTGATACTTGTTCTTCAATCAATAACTTCCCGTCAAGTTCTTTTGTTTTTGCTTGCACATATTCTGTATAAGTTCTAGCACAATCAATCATTTCTTGATCTATCTCAATCTCAAAATCTTCAACACTTTCTACTTTACCAAGCCAATAATCCTCTAATGTTATGTCACCATCTAATCTATCCTTCATTATGATTTCACTTATCTGGTGAACCAATGTACCTGTAACAGCTGGTATAGATACTTGGTACGGTACTTGTGCAGCTAACTTAGGCATACCTGCACATCTCGTCCATTTGTCCGATGCGGATGGTGATAATAAAGCGTGTTTACTAGGCATTGCTGGAAATGTAAGACTCTTTTTCGTAATTTATAACATCATCAAGGTCATAGTAAATCTTGCCTGTAATCTTCCAATGATTAGGCCTCTCACCTTTGAGCCTTCTGTTATCAATAGTTTTCTTAGTAACACCCCATCTTTTAGCGAGTGCTTCTGCATCTATCGTGTTTGTTATGTCAAAATCTTTTTGGTCTTTTATTTCCATTGAATTCCCTTTTTTCGTAATTAATGCTTATAATACATCAAGAATACCAATAATGGTATAAATTTATTAATTTAATATAGGAGATTTAATGTCGATTGATAATGCTACAAAAAGGGAATGGGATGAAGCCAGAAAGGGTGTAGAGTGGGATCAAGAGATTGACAGGTTGCCAATCAATAACCAGGTGGGTGGTAATCATTACAACCACTTGAAGATTCAACCTATTGAGTATGCTTACGCAAACAATCTAAGCCCATGTCTTACAGATGTTGTGCAATACATAACCAGAAGTAAGGGTGAAGAAAAAGATAGAATTAGGGATCTTATGAAAGCTAAACATTCTATCGATCTTGAATTACAGTTAGTTTATGGCTGTGATAAAGACGGCAATAGGATTGGTAAGTACACCAAGGAAATCTCCATATAGGAGTAATTATGAGCAACTTTTTTGACTTTGACGATAGCATCGAAAACGAAAGAAAGAACGGGCAAGCTCTGTACTTAAACAAGTATCTTGTTCATTCTTTGAAGGACTTTGCCAAGTCAACCAAGAAAGATCCTCGTGTGTTGGCGGAGTATTTTTTATCTTTAGGGATAAACTCCGCTAAACATTATGAAGATCAAAAGATTAGATTTGATATTAAAAATTTATAATTAAATATTATCTAATATATCGTTAAGGTTCTTAACAGGATCGTTGTTCTTCATGTGTTCATCGGATATGGTCAACTGGTTTTGATCCATAGGTTTTATAAAAACTACATTTCTGTGAAGTAAAGAAGCTAGAGCAAAGATATCTACAGCTTGTTCTTTATAGTTTCTGTTTTTAGTATTTGCACCTCTCCGCATATCAAAACGCCAATTTTTTCTGCTTTTTTCTATCTTTGATTGGGTTTTTACTTGAACTTTATAGAGCTTGTTGTTGTGTTCAAAGACTAAATCAGCCTCAGATCCATGAGGTACAACCATGACGGTATCAGAAACTAAAGAGATAAGTGCTGCTGTGAGGTATTCACCTGATCGACCAACTCTTTCGGTCGCTCTTGGCATGGTTTATTGGAGAGGTATTTGTTCCTCTTGCAAAGTCATTTGCTCTTGTAATATAGGTTGATTTGTTCTTTCAACAAAAGGAGATACTGAATCTATTATTTGCACCAATTTGTTTATTGCTGCTTTGGATTGTGGATTTGTTTTACCAAGTTCAACCAATAATTTTGTAGATTGTTCATTCATCATTACATTTCCCAAAACATCCAAACTGTTACCTGCTTTAAGCTCTGCATATTTACTTGATAATCTTACAAGAGGATTAAATGTTTTGGCTAAAGCCAAATCTTTGACTAATGTTCTGGCAGCGATTCCCTTAACATCAAAGCCTGGTTTGTTAATGTTTGATATTCTACCCACTCTTTCCAAAATACTAATCATGTTCTCGAAACCAACTTTATAATCTTTTCTATTTACATTATGAGCATCAGCTACATGATCTAAAACTGTTAAGAAGTTTTCTCTTTTTTTGCCCTTTTTACCCAACAGCTCTTTTACAAAATCAAAACCCTCTGCCATATCAGCACCTTTTTTATTAAGACCTATTGAATTTTCTATAGCATTTCTAAAATATACATTAGCTATTTCCATGGTTGCTCTTGGGTTTTGCTTATTTAACGCTTCAAAAGTTTCTTTGATGTCAGATTTTTTTGCATTCTTTGGATCAAAAACAAATTTTTCTATTTTAGTGTAATTCAAATTTTTCTTTGACAATGGCAAAACATTGGTTTCCACAACATCTACTAGTGTTTTTGTAAGTTCAGCATATTTTTTATTAGCATCTGCAAAATTTTTATTTGTATTTAATGCGCTTCCCAGCATATCTAATGCGCCAGTTTCATCGCTGTTAAATAGTTTTGGTCTTAAATCTTGTAAAACAAATCTATCTCCGCCAGTTACCAAGTCTTTATTTGAAGCATCAACTTCTTTTCTAAATTGTTTATAAGTAGAACTTAAATTGTTAATGTTGGTTTCTGGAATAATAGTTACATCTCCAGTTTCTTTGTCTTTTATTTTTTTTGCTATTAACTGTTCTTTAATTTGATTTAGTTTTTTACGGCTTGGACCAGTTCTAGGTGCTGGAATATTTTCGATTCCATCAATCACATCAAAAATAAGCTCTGGTGGTAAACTTTCAGTATCTGCAAGTTTATAACCCGCTTCTTGTGCTTTATTGGTTCTTGTTTTTCTTGCAGTTTTTATAGATTCTTTTGCTGTTTCAGAAATCATCTTAAATACTTCTCTCTGACTCTCAGGCATTTTAGAAATTAAATCTGCTTGTTTGTTAACTAAACTCTCAACCTCTTTTGGTCTATTTTTTATTGCTTCATAAATATATGCTGAACCTTGGTCAGACTTTAAAACATCCTCTGTAAGTTGAGCAACCATTTTGTTGTCAAGTGTTTCACCAGGCAATAACTTCACACCAGCAATTCTAGCGGCATCCTCTAATTTGATCGCATCTGCTATTTGTTTTTCGTCAACTCCTTTTAAAGACCTTTCAGCTAATTTAGCAGCAGTTGAAGGGCCAGCTAAAAAACCACTAAGAAGCATTGCGGGAACAGTTACACCCGTTGCTACGCCTGGACTTCCTGAAATACTTTCAACTGTTTCATAAAGACCGCCACCACCAAGACCTAAACCAAAACCAAACCTTCTTGCTGCTTTAGTCTTGCTTGCAAGACCAGGTGTTGCAAACTCAAGACCAGTCTGTATATATTCTCCAAATTTTGTTTGTGGTTGATATTCGCCTACTTGTTCTAATTGTGGTATGTATTCCGCAGCTTTTGCTCTAATTTGTTGTGATGTTGGAAAAGATATAGGATCTACTTTTTTCCCAGTTACCAGTTCTTGTACGGGTGTTGTCATCCAATCAGGCAAAAATCTTTCTCCTAATTCTTCTATATCTCCAAGAAAGCCTGGTATGTAAGAAGCACCTTTATATACTCCTGATTCTAAAGATTTTAAATAGTCTATTGCGATTTCTTTACCGCTAAGTTTTTCAGGTTTAAATCCTATTTTTTTATAATATTCATCAATAGGCATATCAGAATAAAATTTTTGGTGTAAACCATCTGCCAACTGCTGATCTGATAAATCAGAATATTCAGGAAATTTATTTCTGATATCTTGAATGGTTTGCATTTTTTAAGTGCCTGTTACTCTTATTCCAAAAGGATCATTTGCAGAAGTTTGGTTTAACGAGTCATTACTGCCTGGAATTTTTAATGGATTTACAAAAGGACTAAATGCAGTTGCATTCTTTAAGTTTTGCAATTCATTTATTTGAGTGTTTAGAAAGTCTTTGTCAGCATCCGTATCGGCATAAGATAATGCACCATTTAACGCTCTAATTCTATTATCAACTGTTCTCTCTATTTGACCGCCAAGTCTGTTATAAACATCTCTAACAACTGCTATTTTTCCTTCTCTACCAACACCGCCTGAAACAATGCGTAAAGCGTTTTCGTAGTCTTTGTCAGAAAGCCCTCTACCTTCTTGACCTCTAGCAGCTGCAAATAGATACGCTAAATCTCTAACCTGTGATTCATTAATATTATATTGATTACTTACAGACTTAACTCTTTCAGAAAAATCTTTACCATCACTAGTAATAAAATCATTTTCTTTTATTGATTCATTATAAAAATTATTAGTATCATTACTTGCCATGCTAAGAAAGCCTTGAGTGTTTTGTATAAATGAATTTACAAAATTAGCAGTACCAGCAACACCGCTTAAAGCAGCCTCTTCTGATTTTGCTATTTCATTAGCATAATTTTGTAAATTACTTTGTAAACTATCAGTGGCTTCCCATCTTTGAGCAAATGGTTTATTTTCTGCACTAAATAAAGGTTTGCCTTTTTTACCAACTTCAGGAGCTTCTGTTCCTGTTGGAATATTAACGATTGTACTTCCCTGTGCGTAAGTTCCAGATTTCATTCCTTCTTGATAATCAGCATAAGTACCAATATCTAATCTTTCATTATTAGGTCCTATAATTTGATAAATTTTTTCTTTGCCTTCTTGTCCTTTATCTATGCCTGTAAATGGTGCTAATTGCAAACTAGGATCTTTATTTGTTCTTGACCATAGTTCAGCTTCAGATTTTAAAATACTTCCTACAGGTTGACCTGATTCCTTACTTATAATACTCATTCTTTCAAATGTAGTCTTACCTGTTCCCATACCAGGAAATAAAAGTTTCATTTGTTCAGTAGGGGGTAATGATTTTGCAAGAGCTTTCATTGTAGGAGGAACATCTAATTTATCAATCTCAGCATTAATTAAATTTCCTGCCTCTTGGAGTTTTCTACTTTGAGATTCACCAAGAGCTAACTGTAATCTTTGTGGATCACCAGATATTCTTGCTGTTTCAATGTTCAAAACATCGGCTAGTTGTCTTAGTCCTTGCATTGCTTCTGCCATTTAGAAACTTACTCCTATATTTATGTTTTTATCCATAAGCGTATGGATCTTTGCTGCCACCACTAAATATGTTTTGGAAACCAGATTGCATAAATGGTTGGCTTAAAATATTAAGTGCGCTAGTGACACCTTCTAATGAAGATGGTTGATATGCAGATGTTTTGCCTGTGAGTTGCGGTTGTGCGCTGACACCTTGAGCTAATAAACCAAGTTGTTGTTGTGGGTATGCCAATGCTCTTTGGAATTCTTGATAAGGAATATCCAAGGCTCTTTGTTGTAGAGCTTGTTGTTGAGTACCGATACCGCCCAACATACCTAATCTTCTTTGTTGTTCTGCGCTAATACCACCTAGTAAACCAGCTTGAAACTCTCTGCCTCTCATCTGTCTAGCAATATCAGCTTCGGCTGCTCTTTGTGCTTGTTCAAATCCTGCTTGTCTAAGACCAGCAGAAGTTCTAGCCATTTGTTCTATAAACGGTCTTTGTGATTCTGCTTCTAAAATAGCTGATCGTGAACCACCAAAAGCACCTGCGCCAATCGCTTGGTCTTGTGAAAAACCCCTAGCAATATCAGCTTGTCTTTGGATATCTGCCAAAGTTTGATCTATGACCTGTTGTTGGAATGGTGTTTGATAAGCTGAAATATCTGTACTTAATAAACTTGGTATCGGAGCTTCAGCTATACCTCTAATATCAGTTAGAGGATCAAACTGCATTCCTGTTTCAAATAAACCACGGGTTGCTTCAAACGCTCTAAGTTGATCTGGAGAGAATCCTGCAACTCTTGGCCCTGTGTAGGGTACAAAAGGTTGTGCGGCTATGCCTTTGGCTCTGCCGTACAAATCTTCATACATAGCCATTTGTGCTGGATCGATTGTTTGCGAAACAGTTTGTTTTCCTGTACTTGGATCAAATGCTTGTTTGGCTGCTGCACCTGCACCAACTACGGCTGCTATTGTCATTGGATCTGCCATATCTCTTATAATTCCTTGCTTATAATAGGTTCTTGTTTAAAACCCAAATGTTTTACTTTACGCAACCAACCCTTTCTACCGCTTCCAGTAATTTTATCTATCTCTAATTGTCTTGCGTAATTCTCAATACACATATAAATTTCTTCAACTTCTTTATATTTACCAGCTATACATAGAATATGTAATATTTTCTTTTTAGGAAAAAGAACAAACTCAGTTACTATAGCTGATTCTTGTCCTGGCCATAAAAAAGCCATTCCACTCCTTATTTTATCCTCTATATCGTCTATTGTATAGAAATCTTGATACTCTATAGCCTTTTGTATTAAAGGCTTACATCGCTCCCATTCAATCTCCCAAGCATCTTTCTTGGGAAACTCAACAATATTAGTCGCCTTTTCCATATTCAATGATGCTTAAAACCAAGTCAATGTTTGCATGGTTGACTTGTGCTTTGATGATTTCCCCTTGCAGTAGAATTATACCTGCGTTAGTTTGTAATTCTTCAGTAGCGTGTGCTGCTATGTTTTTTTGTTTATAGATAAAAAACTCATTCGAGCTAGTATC